GCCGCTGCTGCCGAAGCAGCATCTGCCGCAGACCCATCTATGGGTTTTGATCAAGAAGCAATCGATGCTGCAACTGCATACGCTGCTGATGCGGCATATGATGTTAGCTATGATGCGTTTGCTGATCTTGCTGGAATTGGTAAGTACGATGACTTTAATAATCCTCAAGCTGATATTTTTGATCAACAAATTGCTAAACAAGATGCAGCTATAGCGGATGCAATACAAGCAGACGCACAATCAAAAGGCTATGATGTTAATGTAGGTGTCGATCCAGATGGTACATTCTCTTACACCG